GGGGGCTTTTGTTTGTGCTGGACTGCCCTTATGCTGCTATCGCTGTTTTTATGCTATTTCTATGAAATAGCATAAGGGCAGTCCAGAACAAACTAATTACGCCGAGAGTGAAATCAGCTGATCGGGCTTGACAGGAGAGAGAGAGTACTGGAATACTGTAACTATCAACCTCGAACGGTTCGAGAGAGATTAACTAAGAGAAACAGGAAACGCAAATGCGAGAAATAACCCTACTAGTAAAAGACGATGTAACCTTTAATGCGTTGCAGAGCCTATACAGCACCACCTCAAGTTCAGCAATCGAGATCATCTCAGTTAATGACAAGTCTGTTACTGTCCAAGAACCAGTTATCAAGCGTTACTTGGTGACTTTCATTGGCTTTGACTTTGAATTGACCGTAGAACTCGACAGTTCAGACGATGATGAGGCCGTAGTTGAGAAACTTGCTGACCAAAAGGTCTATGGTGCAATCGGTCATCACCCACTAGACTTCTCACACGAAGTCGAAGTTAAGGAAGTGGTGGTGCTTTAATGTTAGTTTTAGTACTCTCCGTAATCATTGCCCTATTCGTGGGGCGTGAGTACGGTAAGTGGGAAGTAAGATCCGCTATCAAAGCTGGGATCAGGATGGCTCACCAAGCGTTTCCTGATGAGCCTGATGAAGTCCAGTGGAATGAGGACTTTCTTCCCTAACCCGTAAGCCAAAACTGCCCTGTGTCGCGAGGACGCAGGGCAGTTTTGTTTGTTCTGGAAGCCCTTTTGCCTGCTATCGCTGTTATTTGCCTATTCCAAAGGAATAGGCAAAAGGGCTTCCAGAACAAACAAGTTTCCGCTGTTAGCGAACAGGGCTTGACAATGGAGAGAGAGCCTGCTATGGGGCCGAAAGAGAAGAGAAGAGAGATCGGCGGAGAGAGATCTACCTCTACTACCCTGTGTATACCCCCTATAGAACACAATAGAGAGAGAGTATTAAGGCCAACTAAACCTGCTACTGTAGCCACTAGCCCTGCTAGTGGCAGTTAGGCTACTGTCAGTTTTGGTACACGCTTGAGCGAGGCTAAGACGAGGCCTAGAGCACATAGGGGTTTCTTACTATGTGATAGTTTAGCTGGCCTCTCCCCCATACCACACTTCTCTCTATAAGTCAATACCCTTTCCTATAGTTTCTCTAGTAGAGAACACAAGAAAAAGATCAATCAAAACGCCATTTCTGATTTGTGTTATTGGAACTTTTATGATTAAAATAGGGGTATGTCATTATCCACTACCCGAGAGGACAATTCAATGACTGAACGCTGTGCCGAATGTGGCAACTCCTACCGATCCCAACTAGCGTGGAAATCAGAACTACCAGCCTTTATGGTTGAGGATTTGACTCCCGAACAACTAACAAATCTAATTGACTGCCTTGACGAAGCGGTTCAGATTGTCGCTATGGACTTTGGAGTTGGTCAGTAATGTCCAACTTTGACTCTCCTGATACTTGTATCAGAATAATAAACACAGGAAATGAGGAACGCAAAATGAATACATACACCGTTACGGCAGTACTAAAAGTACTCCACACCGACACCGTTGAGGCTAACAGTCTTGAGGAGGCGTGGGCGATCGTAGATGAATGGTCAGCTGACGACTTTACAGAGGACTATGATTGCTCTCGGGCTTGGGACATTCAGATTGACGAGGTACAGTAATGCCTAAGTACGATGTAGAAGTAACTGTCAAGTTTATTTATGAGGTTGAGGCAGATAGTATTGCCGAAGCCGAGCAAGAGGGCTGGAAGTGGGAAGACTACACTATGCACTCTGAGGTCTATGAGATCACTGTAGACGAACAATACCACTACCCAAATGATGATGACGAAAACGAACAAGATGTATAAGATGTGTGAGTGTAATAAAACGGCTAACGGCTTGCGTTCCCCTAGTAGCAACACTAGATGTGTGGGGGCTAGATACGAAACTACGGCAAGTGACAGGCAAGGCTCACACCCAAACAACAGGAGATACTAAATGCCAAATTGGTGCTATAACTCAGTTTTGGTACACGCCAGTACCGAAGCAGAACTACAAGAGTTTATTAAGTTTGCTAAGCAGACACACAGGGCTGAGTACTTTGATGTATTCAGTGATGAAATCAAGATTGAGGAAAACGCTCAGGGTGTTTTCTGGAACTTCATTACTCCCCCCGAAGAAATCCGAGAAGAATACTTTGGTCGCCAACCACAGTATTCAGATAGTTTGCCTGTATCTGATCCTAATTGGTGGGCACAGGCTGAGGAACGGCGTGCAGTCTCTAACCACTGGTACGACTGGAACATAACTAACTGGGGAACTAAGTGGGACATTACCTTTGATGAATACAGCGAAAGCCACATTACTCCAACCAAAGATGGATACGAGATGCTTTGGTACTTTGAGACGGCGTGGTCACCAGCCCAACCTGTCTATGACAAGATGGCAGAAATGTTTCCTCACCTTGAGTTTAACTACGAGATTACGGAAGAGGGCAATTTTTACGCTGGCAAGCTTTTTTACCAGAACGGCGAACTACTGGAAAGCATATTTGTAGATAACCCTACTCACGAAGACTATCTATCTTTAGACATACCTTGCGGATCGTGCAGTAATGAGGATCTTGAAGAGTGCTACCTAATGGGGAGTGAGTAATGCCTAAGCGGTGGAGCAAGACTGAACTCAATAATCGGATTGCGACAACACCTAAGTCAAAACTGCTACACGAACTACGACTGGAGTTCTGGCAGAAGTGGGGTGAGTGTAAATGTAAGCGTGAGAACCTTGATGTTGACTTTACCCGAGCCCAGCGGTATGTTTATGTGAACGGAATAGAGGAACTGTAATGATCAAACACCTAAACGATTACACATTGGAAGAATTACAGAACACTAATTGTGAGTTCTGTAGCAACAACTTAGCTGAGTATGCTTGTCAGAACTCTATGCAGGACAATGAAGCGTACTGTGTAGACTGCTGTGAGATGCCCTGCTGTAACGATAACTACTAAAGGAGATAATAAGATGAATATTGATTACCAAATGCTACAAGAACAAATAGATTTTCTGGCTCTGCTGGCAACAGACATAGAACTAGGTTATGTAGTCCTACCTGAGAAGTACAACACCCTAGACGCATCACCAGTTGAGTACATTGACGGAGTATGTAGTCTGCTTGATCACTTAACTGATATTGAGATTGATCACAGTGGTACTGACTACTCTGGCAACTTACCAAAAGACGAGGTGTAACTAAATGAATAGCTATTCTGTTACGCTTGTGCGACAAGACAAGTATGTAGTGAATGTTGAAGCCGAAAGTGAGGAAGATGCATTGACGATGGTTCAGCACTACTATTTACCTGAGGAGATGCGAAGGGTGAATACCAAGATCATTCAATTTACAGCAAAGGAAGCAACTAAATGAGTTTTCAAAGCGTAATGTTAATAACGTATCTAACTGCACTTGTTGTAGTTACCTACAAGTGGACTAAATAGGAGAAACTATGCAGACTTTTTTACCTTACCCAAGTTACTTAGCTAGTGCCGAAGCGCTGGACTACAAGCGACTCGGCAAGCAACGAGTAGAGACTAAACAGATCTTAAACGCTCTCGGCGGTCTATCTAAAGGCTGGGTTAATCACCCTGCTACCAAAATGTGGCGTGGTTATGAGTGGTCACTGGCCAAGTACGGGCTTATTATGTGCCAAGCTTGGGTTAATCGTGGTTATAACGACACACTTACCCAGTTCTTTACTGACTACCTTGACACTTGTGAAGGTCAACGATCGTATCCACATTGGCTAGGTGATTACAATCTACACATTAGCCACCAATCAAACTTGGTACGCAAGGATCCAACTTTTTACATTCCGATCTTTGGTAATGTGCCTGACGATTTGCCCTATGTATGGCGTGAGGGTAAAGTGATGTATGATAATGATTAAATTAAGGAGAGGACATTGAACTTATACCGACTTGAACTAGGCAATATCATACGAAAGAAGCGTAAAGAACAAGGTATGACGATGAGAGAGTTAGCAACAGCTGTACCGATCTCTTTGAGTTACATCAGCGAGGTTGAGAGTGGTGTAAAAGAAGTTTCATCAGATATGTTAGAGAGTATCTGTGTCAGTTTAGATACATCAATCCCAGATATCCTAGTGGAACTAGGAACTAATATGAAAGTTAAAGAGTTAATCTAACTAAGGAGATAAAGTGAACGACAAAGATATAAACGAAATGCTACAGGAAATGCTAGTGGCTAAATTGGAAGATAACGATCTTAATACACTTGGGTATTCTTTTGAAGACTTTGTTAATAGTGTTGAAAGCATTATTGACGAGTGTGCTGAGTTACTTATAAACAAGCAAAAGGATTACGGGCCTTACAACATCTCTCGTGCTCCTGGCGGTCCACTAAACGGACTACGAGTACGGATCTATGACAAGATTAGCCGTATCAATAACTTAATAGATCAGGGTGCTGATCCTAATTACGAGTCATTGAGAGACTCATTCTTAGACTTAGCTAACTACGGAATTATTGGCTTGATGGTACTAGACGGTACTTGGCCAAAGATGGAGAAATAATGAGTGCTACAAAACGACAGTTGGAAGACTACTTGGAGTGGTTAGATGCAGGAATAAAAGCTGGATACATTAGCTATTCATTCTGTATGACTCACGATGGAGATCCTTATCTAACCGAAGAAGAAAACGAAGAGTGGGAGAGTGGCGGAGACCCTTGCGGGTTCGTAGTTAAACTATTACTTGAGTCAGGCCACCCGCCAATGAATAGCGATGAGTAGTTATGTATGCGGAGTGTGTTACACCCGAGAGACTACCGAAATAGACGTACCCTGTAAATTGTGCAAAGATAAAGGAGACAGTAAATGAAACAGTACACGATTGATTGGAACGAAGACTCTTATGGCAGGGCTAGCTTTTCCGCAAGAGATGAAGAACACGCTTTAGAAATACTAGCGCGGATCCGTAGCGGTGAATTACTAGAGGAAAATGTATTCATCTGGAAGAATGAGTACGAGGCCAATGAGTTTTTTACAAACTTACGAGAACTAAAACCAGTAGAGGAGAACTAAATGAGTTGCTACGATCGTCACGAATGGATGGAAGATGAGACTGGAGTATTCTGCAGTCAATGTTCCGTAGTACAACGAGGAGATGATGAAGACTATGGCTAATAAATTTGTAGTTAATGCTTGTCCTATGAGTAACAAGCCAATGCCTAGCGAGGAGAGCCTAACTTATTGGAGGGATCCAGTAACAAGGACCACGCGGGTATTCTGCCCAAGCTGTACTGCCTATGTCTCAGTTAATAGAATTGCTAAGACATTCCGTAAGCACAGTAAGTCATCAGTTAATGTTGAAGTTGATCAACGAAGTTTAATACAGAGTTTTGAGTAAGCAAAAGGGAAGGAAATAAAATGTGGGATCTGTTTGTAGCAGTAACGGTAGGTTTAGTTATCTATCTTACTATTGCTAATATGAGACGATAAAGTAAAACCAAAAAGCCCCAGCCAATCGGCTGGGGCTTTTTGTTATGTTTTATTTAGGGATCTCACAGAAGTCCGTTGAGCAGTACTTCTCACCGATTGCATCGGCCGCCATACCTGCATACACATCAGTAAAGTCAATGCGTAATAGTTCTAGTGTGTACTTGTCGTACTCTTCCTTAGTTATCTGGGTGTACGGCATCTGTGGATAGACGGCGTTACCCATTGGTAGGAATGAAACAGTCTTCAGTTGTCCGTCAAATAGATGTAAGACAGTTCCTACATCCTTTTTCTCAGCATCAGCATCAAACGAAATAGTTACAGACACCGAGTTATCTGACCAGTGACGCTGAGCCATAGCTGCCAAAGCTACCTTTTCATAGATAGACACATCCTTCTCAGAGCGAGTAGCGTCAGACTCTACAGGGAAGAACACCACGCTAGTAGTCTTAGGAGACTCGCTAGCAGGTTCAACTTTGTATCCAGCGAAAGTAAAGAGAGGTAGCATTGGATCATCATTACTAAAGCGAATAGCACGAAGGAAATACTTACCCCCAGGAGTCCAATGAACCCCAGGGCTTTCACCAGCGAGAATACTAACTGTGCCTGACGGCTTGACTGTGGTAGTTTTAATTGACTCACGAATACCTAACCATTCCGAGTAGCTCTTGTCGTAGTGCTCTACAACATCATACCCCGAGTCCATCCAGGTTCGGAGAGTCGGGAGTCCATTCTTGTCAGCAAAGTTAGCAATACCAGACATAGAAGTACCGATACGGCGGTTCCTCTGCATAATTGCGTTAGTCTCTTCCCAGTGGGTAGGTAGGAGTGTAACAGTCTTAGCATATAGATAGGCAAACTTAAGGGTTCGCTTGTAATCTTCAATACTGTCGTGACGGTTAAGGTAAGTCTCAACCAAAGTACAGCACTCAAAAGACTCTAGGCTCTGCTCAGCACAGGGATTATATCCTGCAGCTCTCCAGTCTTTATTGTTTGGTGGATCGATTAGACGGCCGTACTGGCGAGTAACATCCATCCAGATAACTCCAGGCTCACCATTGAGTGCGATACCATCTACAATTCCAGACAGATCATCTCCAACATTGATACCAACAGAGTTGTTACTCATCCAACCCCAACCTGGAGCTTTTGGATCGTATGAATTACGCTCAGGAAATACCTCAGCGTTTTTTAAGTTTAGGAAGTTCTCATCATCTAACCTACCCATTAGTAGTTCAGCTGATCTACGAACGTTACCCGATACAACACACACGCCTATCAGATTACCTATGTCTGCAATATCGACACGAGTTAGTAGTTGACCATCTCGGCCCTTGAACAGGTTAGTGATGTAATCGTGCAGGCTTTGTAAAGGATCAGGGCCTGCAGCTGTACCACCAAATGTCTTGATAGGCTCGCCAGCAGGGCGGATCTCTGAGTAATCAAATACCAAAGTTGGTTGATCAGGGCGTAAGTAACTGTTGATCAATGCGCCTACCGAGTCTACCCAACCTTCTCGTGTGTCAGGAACAACGACCTCGTGAGTTGTTTGTTGTGGCGCGTGAATAGTAAACTCTTTGTCGGCACCCTTGTCATCAAACCCTACGCCTACACCCAGCATTGACGCTTCCATTAGGAAACGGAATGGCTTTGACGGATCGTGCTTTGTCATACTGGTGGTTGATACAAATGAACAATTCTGTAGGGCGGCCGAGTTTTTCTGCTCATTAACCAATGGCGTACCCATTACCCACAGACCACGACCTGGGGGTGTCCATTTTAAGGTAAATAGTCGATCAAATGCCTCTTTAGCTGAGGCCTGTGCTTTATTCTCGTTCCAAGGTAATCGGCTAGACTTACACCAATCTTTTTGAATTGAATACATACCCTCAATAACTCGGCGACATACTTCAGCCCAAGTTTCTTTAGTTCCATCTTCTTTTTTGCGGGAATAAGTACGCAAAAAGGTAATTTCTCCTACGGCATTACCCCCAGCATCCGCGTATCCCCAAGGGACTTTCTTTGACTCGTAGCTGGCTACAAAATCTTCGGCTAACTTAAATGACAACATATCTATCCTTATATTTATACTTTTTACTGACAGGGTGTTCCAAGCACTCAAAGGGGCTTGTTATAATATAACTGTTACTCTTCTATATTCTGCTGAATAATGCGAGTAACCTGCTCTTCATTGAGTCCACCGTTAGGTAATTCATTCAAAGTCTGAGCTTTTTCACCAAAGATTTGCGACAGTACGCCGCCCCCACCTTTAGCTTCAACCGTCATCCTGACAAAGGATGAAGTGTCTTCCAAATCTTTAATAGTCTTTACCATTTTTAATAATCGATCCATTTCCTGACTGGTATTTGGATCGGGGTATCCTCCATTTAATTCTTCGGAAAACCTTGCAAATGCTACTCTTTGCCCTTGCATTTCTACAATTGCATTAAGTAATGATCGTAGCTGTTCCTTGTTCTTTACTTCCATTGGAAGGTCAAACGCACAGGTATTATCTTTCTTAAATGCTGGGCAATTAGACGCTACGAAACAGGTATTACACATACGCAAACTAGCTGACGTGGACTTCATTAGAGGTACGTCTTTTATTACGTCTCGGCCCGTTTCATCCTTCTCAACAATGGTATGGACCTCTGCTGAAAACACAGGTAAGGTGGTTTTTTCGGACTGATCGCGCTTAATAAGTTTCCGCATATCAGACCCCTTACTATTATGTTCAAGGGTATCTAATTCCGCGTTTAGGCCACCTGGGAATATTTCGTTATTATAATATAACTTCTCTTCCTCATCGTAATCGTCTTCAGGACTTAGGAATGGGTTATTTGCCATGTTGAAGCGCTCCTCAAATTGTTCGTATGACCATAATGCAAGCTTTGCGACTTCTACAGCATCGTCACCTAGTATCTTATCAAAGTCTAGCCCAGCCTTCTCATAGACCGCTTTATATCTTGGTCGGGCTTGATCTTTCATCTTTTTTGGGTATCGTACTAGCTTTGTACCGTCCCATACGATAGTCTCTCCGCGCATCATAGGACTCAACCAGGACTGGGTGCTGGCGGTTTCTACCTGTATCTGGCGTAAGTTATCTGGCTTGGCACAGGCTAGGGCATGGAACTTAGTACCATATTGAGTACTAAGGGCTCTGGTTTTGGCAGCTAGGGATACGTCCGATTCAATAATTGAATAGGGGATTGCCACGTTTTTATACTGCTGGCATGTATCAACAATATCACCGTAGGAATAATCCTCGCGTAAAGTAGCCCAGAACTTCTCCTCTTCGCCCCAAGCAGCAGCCCGCTGTAAATCAATATCTAACTTGGTTACCTGCGGATGATCAATCTCCATAAAGGACTCAATACGATCAATATTATGGGCAATAAAGTCCTCGTAGTCTACCATGAATTGATTTAACTCAGCGTCTGTTAAGGATGTATTGTCAGGTATTCCAGGGTGTAAGTATATTTTCATATATGGCTGAAAATAATTACTTAACAAATACCGCTTAGTTTTAGGCATACCACGCTTTACAAGTCTCCAGAAGGAAACCCCGACGTGCTGGACACCCATCTGCTCCATAATTACGCGATTACTAGGTACATCTGCACCCAAGTACACTAGTTTCATATTCTGTGATCTTCCTGCAATAACCCTTGCTGTTTATCCAGCTCTTCGGTAATAGCATCCCAGCTTTTCATACCAATTCGACCATCTGGCCTAAACTCTGGTTTTACATACTTAGGATGAACAAATACTAAGACTGTTACACTCATCTCAACTAGTGTTTTGGCTAGATCTACATCATCAGTAACTACAAATTCAATTCGCCCTTTACTCATTAAGGATTTAATGCTTGCTAGTCGCGGCTCTTCAACTACTGAGTCAGATATCTGAACAATATCGTCCATACTTTTGGACATATTATTCTTTTTTAACCAAATATCAGTACGCTCTTTATCCTTAGCTAGGATAATAGTTCTATTTAGTTCATTAACGGTTTTATACAACAAAACGCCCTCTGTAATGGGCGCTTGGTTGCGAGGGTTACTAATTACACCCTCAAATAAGACTATGATTGACATTACTGCAACTGACTTAAGCCTGCGCCAGGCTCGTTTTGCTGTAACCAGCCGTCGTGATGGGCCGCGTCTACCCAGATACGCTTGTGATGTTGTAGAACTGCTCCTGTATGTGCCACCATAGGAATATCAAACTGCTGTAACTTGGCACAAAACGATAGATCTTCTGATAGCCATTTATTTCCGCCAATCGGTCCGTCCTGGAACCAGCACCATGATTGATTACTTTCATCGTGTGCATCGCGTATCTTCTGCAAAGCTGAACGATGCATGAGTAAACAACCTGTACCAGCTGCTACAACAGGAATAACACTATCTTTAGGGTAAGTATCAATAGGGTTAATAGCGCCATTTTCCTGCTGTTCAAAGATCAATGGAACTGGGCGTAAGTTTAGGCCTTCCCACAACGCTGCAAAGTATAAACCAGCTACGACTGGGCGTTCCGTTTTATCGGCTGTCGCACACAATAAATCAAATGTAGGAACTGAAATACGCTCATCGCTGTCAATCATTAATAGCCAGTCGTCTGTCGTGTTATCTAGGAAATGACTAACCATAATGTTGCGGCTTTTAGCTAAAAGTCCCGTACCCTCTACGCAATAGAACGCGCCGACTCGTGGACCTTTTTCTCTAATAATTTGCATTAAGGAAAGGGCAAATTCAGTATCGACTTCTCCGCCGTGTACCCAACCAATAGCAACAGTATCTTTTTGTTTCATTAATCACTCCATGTAGTAGTTGATAGATATAACCTATCACAAGTTATGCACGATAAGCACGACGAATTAATGTATCAGTGTTAGGCAATTCCATGCCATACGTTTCTGTAGAAAATTTAGCGGATGCTTCTTCGGCCATGCTGTGTAATTTCCGTAAACTGTTTACCGCACCTGATCGCTTTCCTGCTTGCCAGCGGTAATTAGCAAAGTCAGAAAATCCCATGCCTTGTGGACTAAACGCGCTGCTCCTGGATTCGTGTATATCTTGATACAAGGCCGATCCTTGATGCACAGCATTAGCTAACGCTACCTCTGCGTTAAGACGTAAGGCGTCATTAGCTGCGCTCTTTACTTGACTCATTGCAATGCTGTAACGCTTGATTATCTCAGAAGCTTTTTGGGTGTCACTCTCTACAGTTTTATCCCACTCCTCATTTACAGGTGCAGGTTCGTCTGTAGGTGTTACTAACCAATCATCATCTAAAATTGAGTAGGCTGCGTAAGGCTTAAGAGCTGCGATATCAGGATTTAGATTAACGTAAAATGTTAGTTCGTAAGTCTCCATAAAAGACTCACAGCGGGGATGCAATTCGTTTCTGAATCCTTGGTTAAGTTCTGCGGCAATTTCTTTGTCACTCCAGTGCGTATATTCTTTGTTTGCTTGTCTGAACTGAATATAGTCGACGCTGACTAGACAGTCTAAGTCTGCTGGGTCGCGTTGAGCAGCCCAGCGGTAGGATACTCCAGAACCTACAAGATACATTCGTACCCATGCATCAGGTTCGGCATACCCTAATTTTAAATGGTTGTATAAAGCGGTAATGATTCCGTCTCGAACTTCGGGAATTAATCTACCGTCTCTAAATAATCTTGGATCTAAGCCAATATCGGGTTTAGTAAAATAAGAAGTTTCTGAAGGCTCTAGCTCTACGTCAGATAACTGGTTAGTTAATGCCTCATAATAATTCACTGTACATCCTTATCTAGATTTGTAAGGGCGTTAAATGTTTTAGTCGAAATTGGTTTTTCATCTATGAGTGGCGTTACATATCCACAAGACGCGTGAGCGCTTGCAAACCTATTACACAAAAGCCAGGAGGCTTCATCTCTGTCTTTAGTAGAATTTATAGCTATTGATGCTCCACACGAGCAGATCATCTCAAAATGCATCTGAGCACCTCTTAACTAGGTTGGGTACCCTTCTATTTTACTACTTATACAGCCCTTTTTCCTCGTTACTTTTCTTCATATTAAAGGACTTTACAGGGCAAAAGTCACATAAATAGATCTTTGGACCAGTTTTTCCAGCTTTTTCAAGCCCTGCCTCTTTACGCTCAACATCTGTATCAGGCTTAAGTAACTTCTTTTCAGACTTGTAATCAGCACATTGACCCTTAGGGCGTAGATGGTCGCTGTAGCAAGACATAGCGTCCTCAGCGAACTGGTTCTTGGTAGCGTAGAAATTGGTCTGGTAGGCGTCCAAGCCCTCAGAACCGCCTTTAATCTGCTTTACAATCTCAGCCTGAATCTTAGGCACAGCCCAATACTTGAAGGGGAACTTCATAAGCAAACCAATATGCTCTACAGGCTGTTGGTGCTTTGACACTAGGATATTCAACAGTGTGTCTGTTGCTGGATCGCCGTCATAATCGGGCAGCTCTTCAATAGTTTTACAGTTACGGCAAACTAGCACACGAATCATTGGTTCGTCTGCTGATCCTTTTGCGCCTAAATCTAATGCTCCAGAAAAGTCCATTTAAATATTTTACCACACTAAAATGGAGGGGGCTGTTTCCAAGGGTCTTGTTTCCTACGGATTACGTTAGAACGATCAACAACGCCTTTTACAAAGTTTATTACACGATTTTTAGGGGATTTTGAGGGCTCCTCTGGAGCACCATCAAACATCCGATCTGACGTTGATTTCTTTTTGTACCAGTCTTTAGGCGGTACGCCTGAATTACTCATATTACAGCTTTGGCTGTCTACTAGGGTCTGATCCTCTGTCTGCTGGAGGAGTTGGTGCAGTTTTATCTAGAAGGTATCCTGGAACTACTTTACGAGCGTAGACAGGTTCAGGGGCGTCGCTAAGAAAATCTGGAAAAACTACGGGGTCTTTAGTGGTTGCTCTAGTGTCTCCCATTTTAGCAATATCTGCTCCAGAAAGGGCAAGGCGCTCCTCAAGAGGAGTACCTTCAAAATGCTTTGCAAGCTCATTTAGACTTCTAAGATCCATATCTACAGTAGCTGGAACGTCACTGTCGTCCTGGATAGTAAACAGACCTGGGTTATTGAGTTCTGTTGCAGAATTAGCTATATCCATAGACTCATCTACAAGACGGCCGTAATTCTCATCATCTAGATTAGGACGAGCTGCTGCTACATAATCAAGGACTTTCTCTTTATTATGTCCTTTTTCCGCAACTAAATTTTGACGGTCTCCAAGGTCTAAACCGTGGGCCTCTGCAATAGCATCTAGTACCTGATTCGGTACATCACTTAAGGTTAAGTCTTTTGGACGAAACTCGTCCGAAACTGCTTCTCTTTTATTTGTCTTTGCCACGTTGTTTACCCCAATCAAACCAAAAAGTTCGCGGCTTTCGCGACCTATCTGAAGGATTAGCTAATTCTGTTAAAGCTTCTCCATGACCTGCTCCTATGCATGAGTCACATACAGCAGGATACCCTGATCCGTCAAAATCTTCAATTCGATCCCATAATCCGTGATGACCTGTTTCTCCAGGGGAGTCGTGGTCGTCGTGTTCGCAATCACAGATCTTGCCTTTAGGGCCTGGGATACGCTCTTTAGGAGTTTTTGGATCTTTATTAAGCGCCATCAATTACACTACCAACAATTAAAGGTTTGGTCGTCGACTAGGGTCGCCACCACGATCTGCTGGAGCTGCAAGCTTACGGTCATCGAATGCTTGACCACTGTTGATGTTATCATGAACAGCTTGTGCTTGACTTGGGTCGTAACCCATATCTGACGCGGCAGCTAAATTTGCTCGTGTTCCAGCCTCAGTTTTTACTCCGCGTTTTCCAGGACCACTACCAGGTAGCCACGACTGCGCTACGTGAGGACCGTTACTGCCGTCATCTATTGAGTTAACTGCTTTACCGTTTTCAAAGGTATCAAGATCATTATTCATACCAATTAACGCAACTGCTTTTTCAGAAGTTGAAATGTTTTTTGCTGAGTTTGGTTTTGAACGCTTTCCCATAGTTAAGCTCCTGGATTTACTTTGCTTGGCTCTTCAGAGTTGATGAAGCCATAGTTCATGTAAGGGTGCAGGTCTGCACGGTTCTTAACAACAGTCTGATCGCCCATGCCTGGATCTACTGTAGTATTTGGACGGCGCTTACGGTACTTACCGTCAGTCGATCCTTCATTCATTTCCGCATTTGGAGAACGGCGATATGGAACAGTCACTCTGCTACCATCCTATTCTTTAAAAGTTTAGTTGCCTTACGATTTGTACACTTAGGGCAATGTGTTTGAGTCAATGCAGAGTATGGGTCTAATTGCAAACCGCATTCTAAACAAGGCTTAGTACCATTATAGTACGTATTCTTGAAGTTTTTCTGTGTTAACAAGCTAACATCTGTGGCTCCAGCCATACCTTCACCTGTGCTATCAGTCATTAATCCTGGGTCAATTGCCATTACCTGCGACCTCTATCAGTAGGTAGGCCACTGAATGAACTACCAGTTGCGCCGCCAGAATATCCCCTAGAAGCGCCACCATAAGACCACATACCGCTAGTTAAGCCTCCGTTAGCTCGTCCAGTAACTGGCGCGTTATTTGCGGTTAAACTAGAGCCTAATCGGTAAGAGCCAGAACCGCCAACTACACCCTGCAGACCTAACTGATAATTCTGGTTAGCACCAATATTGTTGTTTTTCTTTACCTGGTTTACTGGGTAACCGCCATTTGGCGGTCCATAAATGCGCGTGGGGGTAGGGGTAGGTGTAGGAGTAGGAGTTGCACCAGGCTTGTCTTGAAAGGTTGGCATTGTCCAGTCACTAGGTTTAGGTTCAGGCTTTTCTGGACCAGCGTCTAGAGGCACAAAGTTAGACCCGCCGCCCAGCACTTTGTTAAATGAACCGCCTGTTGTTCCACCAGAAGGACTAACGTTACTAACTACGTCTCCAATAGTGCTTTTTACACTATTAATGCCAGACTTAATCAATGACCCAACATTCCACTGCGATCCAATAGAAATGCCTGAGGGATTTGGGTTACTTGCTGATGAATTTGCGTTTGGTTGCACTCCCATTAGATACCTACTTACTTCCAATAGGTGAGATTATTGGACTAGTCAACGGCGTTGGGGAAAATTGGCTCCCAGCTACAACGCCTGAAGGACTTGGATTACTTGCAGTTTGTGAGACTGTTGGTTCTGGCCTGGACGTTTGCTTAGACCGCGTAAACGAATCAAACATTTTATTTCCATAATTATCCATTTAAACACCACCACCTAAAGTATTTCTAGAACTTGGCTCTGCTTGAGCAGCAGGCTTAGCGGTATCCACTCGTTCAGTTACAGGTACCGTCAAATCCACGATATCATCTAAGCCGTATTCTCGTGTGCTATACCCATATTTATCAGGAAATAATTGAACCTGAGGGAGGTTAGGTCGTACAAACTGCTGTAGTTCTGGGCCAGCCATAGTTAACGACGCCAAAGCTTGGTTTAAGTTTTGTTCTTGGTTACTTCCAAAAGGGCCTAGATATGCCTGTGGAGGATACGCCGCCTCTGGCGGTGCAATCCACGGACGATTGGAGTAAACTCCATTTTGCATATTAGGCATTCTGAGTCCAAGTAAAGTTAGAAGGCGTAACAGAAGTTCTAGTGTTGTCCGTCCACTCTGACCCAACACCTGTTTCAGGAGTTTGGGTAAACTGACGCGATGTAGCAATTCCTCTAGGAGCTGCTTCAAAAGCTTGATCATCTGCAGACTGGCTGTAAAAGGAACCATGAGCCCGATTTCTTCTTGGAGGCATAAGTGGACCTTCTGGTTTTACAAAACCTCGCAACGCATTATATTTAGCAACATCTAGTGCTGCACCTTGTAAAGGAGGTTTTGGAGCTCCTGCAAGACCAGCCCTATGACGGTTAATTGTAGAAATACTATAAAGCCTATTATCTGCATGCTCTTCTGGAGTAGCGTAAATCTGTGCGTTTATTTGTGACGCCTTAAAAGCCTGTTCTCTTGCGTTTTCTGACGCGTCTAAATGCGATCGTCTATGAGCAAAACCATCTGGGTCTAGCTTGACTTTACTGGGAGTACCGACTTTAGACAAAGCTATTTTATCAGCCTCTTTAGAGTAAAAAGCTCCGTTAGGTCGATATGTTCTCGGAGGTAAAAGTGGGCCTTCTGGTAGCTGAACCTCTGGCCTAGTAGGGTCATATTTGGATAAAAGTAATGGAGCGCCTTGTTTTGCGGGTACAGCTTGACCTGTTTGACTTGCTCTGTGCCTGAGGGAGGTAGTGGCACCGTATAATTTAGCCTGTGCCATCTCTTCTGGAGTAGCATAAATAGATGCATACCTTTTTGCTTCGGTAGGTGACAGCACCGTATCTTTAGGCCTTTGAGTGGACCTTTTTTCAGAATGCTGTTTATTTTTTCTTCTGGCCATTATTAACCTCTATCTCCAAGATGGAAGCATGTTAGACAATTGAGAAACACGCTTTGTATCCATATTATACGGTGAATCACTACGAACACTAGGACCCGCTTTACCGTCATTAGGTAAGTGAGGAGCAGGAACTAGTGCTTGGTTTTCTACATAACGGGCTGCCATATAAGTATTACCGTCATACTTTGCTTTCATTTGGCGTTTAATACCGCGATCAGCAGCTAATTCAGTAGGGTAAAAGTAATCAGACGGATCAATACGCTCACCGCGGTGAACGCCTCGCTGATAGCCACGCTGTCCCTGGCGGATCTTTAGACTGTTTAATACAGTATCTGACGTGCTAGAAGGGCGGCCTCGATCATCACGACGGGACCTAATAGTTCCTAAGTAGCCATCAGGGTACTCTGCAGATGGTACTCTACCAACGCCAAGGCGCAAAAAATCAAGCTCACTACGGGCAACGGGTACACCGCCACCACCGTAAGTGGTGTAAGTCCCATAAAGACCGTTGGCGCCAAGATTCTGGACGTTCTGATGGCTACTAGGCATACATCAAGTTTAGGCTATTACGCCTAAATATTTGTCCTAAACTCAGTACCTGCATATACGGCCCAACCATCCATGATGTGGATATTTTCGATAGTAAAGTCATTAGCGCCTTTAAAATCTCCTGCATCTTTGTACCAGACAATACCCATACCTTGTTGCCAGTTTTCATACTGTAAAACTGGCTTCTCATTGGCTTTAATTCCACCTAAAGCGCTCGGCACAGCCCCATCAATACGACACAGGCACCCTGGGCTATACGCACCATTTTGTACAGGACCAGCAAAAGTATCGTGAGTTTTGTACAAAAGGTCCATTCGGTGTGAATGACCAAAAATAGTTGTATGAAGCGGATTCTTGGCTACATACTGAGCCGAGGTAGATCCATTTGAGTTAGCCCTAGTTCCATGACGAGCAACTAAACGCTCATTGATCCAGAACTTATCTGCTGGGTATCCATCTACATAAGTGATGCCCAAAGAATCAAAATGCAATAGATGAGGAAGGCTAGTAACTGGATAGCTACCTCCAACCTGCGTCATACCAGAGGCAGCTTGGGCGTTTAAGTTCATGTACCTAGTAGCACGACAGTCGTGGTTTCCCTCAATGTATACAATCTCTGCGTTTGGAGCAGCTACGCGCTGACTTGCCAAGAAATCGTGAGTAGCTTTCATACTCTCGTTAACGGTATTGTAAAACGCATTCTCTTGTGCGTACTTACCAAACATAGGCAAGTCAATAGTGTCACCGAGATTAATTACAGCATCTACGCCATACTCAGCATTTAGAGTCGCTGTAATCTGCAAAGCTAAGTTAATGGCCCTAACATCGTGAAAAGGGTCTAAAGATCCGTCCTCGTAACGCCTAAACCCAATCTGAGTATCAGGAAGTAGTACTCCTAATTTCCAATCGGTTTTGCTTTTCTTGCTTTTAGTTTTACGAGTCTTAGGTAAAGAAGCAGCTGTTACTGGGGCGAGTACTGTAGAGGATTCTACATCAGGACTCTCTAAAGCTGCTGTAAGAATATCGAGTAAGGTTAAAGTTTCGGACATTGGCATGCTCCTCGCATATGCGTCTTAAAGGTAGACGACTTGAATGGAACTCCTGTAGATTGCAGGTCGCTCCAAATGGCTGATATGTTCTTACTTTCTTTTTTCATTAGCTGTTCAAATAGATCTTGGATCTGCTCATCTTGATTTTCTAACCATTTTCCAAAGCGGCATTGTGGTTTTGATTCATTCAAATGTTGCAACAGTAAGTCTGCTAGCATTATGTACTCCTTTAGTAGTTACATTGACTAACTGTAACATACCACAGTGTACAGAAAACACCAAACCCCGCCCAGTTGCTGAGCGGGGTTTGAAAGTTGTTTGTGCACTTCTGTGCACTTCTATGCACTTCTATGCACTTTGGTCTTGCTATACGTGATCCACAGTTCCAATACGGAAGTTAGGAACTGTACGCTGAATCGCGTTTGGAACAATGCGACCATTTGCCTGGGTAAACCCAGCTTCTGGTGCAGTATGGGCTTCAAAGCCCACCTGAGTGCCATAGCAAGCGCCACAGCGCTCTTTAGGAGCGTATGCTCGGTGCCCAATAGGCTGGAAAGCGGGATCCATAGCTTTAGCATGCATGCGCTGTACAAGAATGGTGTTCTTTGAAGGTGCACCAGACGCGTTTACAGGAGCTACATTGCTTGGACCACTTTGGCCTGGCAACGGTGCGATTGGCTGAGACATATATACCTCTTTAGGGTTGAAAGGAATTCCTTATTAAAGTGTAAGGCTAATTAGGTATTTAGTCAGGGTTTAGTCAGAAACAATTGTAAAGACAATTGCCGAAATCTGGCCGTCATGGCTCTCAATATTGGCAAATCCTGGGATGCACTTGAGATCGATGCCTCTAGGGGCTGTGTAGCCTCTAGCAATAGCAATGGCTTTTACCGCCTGATTTACTGCTCCAGCGCCTACGGCACGGATCTTACAGGTGTGGTTTTCATAGATACTGTGAGCAATAGCTGAGGCTACTGACTGGGGGTTGGACCCTGCACTAACTTTTAAAACTTGGTCTTCTGTAGGTTCAGACATTATTTACCTCTTATAGTAGAACGAATTGTTATTCCATTATCCCGAATAAGTTAATTATTTTCCTGGTGAAGTCACCTTATCGTAAACTTCTTTTTCATACTCAAAATCATGCTTATTACGTACAAGACGAGCTAAACCGTAGGAATCAGCGGCGTTATCATCCTCAAACTCTACTCCCCACTTTTTATACACTAAAAGAAGTACTTGATTCTTTTGTACCTTAGTACCCTTGCCAGTAATGTATTTCTTCAGGCTAGTAGGCGGAACAATTAAAGGGATCTCAGTCTCTGGAGTAACGCCGTAGTGGTACAAGGTTAGTTTTACTGCTCCACCTAATTCTCCGAGCATGTTAGCCATCTGGCTACCAAATGCGTAACCTTCCATAGCTATAGCTTTTACATCAAACTGTTCTAAAAATCTACCAAGAATATTTTGGGCATCTACTAGACGCTCTACGCCAGTACCAGTTAATTTCCATACCTCTGTGTAATAGTTGCCGTTATCATCAATAGCAGTCATAGCAAATCCAGAATAAGATTGATCGATACCTACGGCTACTGCGCCTTCAAGATTTGGGTCACCCCAAATTTTTGGCTTAGGCATCTTTGCACTCTTCACACTCAACAAGTTCAACATCAGTTAGAAAAGTAATGCCGTGGTTTGAGTACCACGCTATTGGTTTTTCCATTACTGCTCACCGTCTAGGGCTTGGTTGTATTGAATATTCAGTGCTTGAACAATATGCATCAAATACAAATCATCTTCCGTAAATGAATCAGGATGTTTAATTAGGTAATGTCGCATCAAACCAAACGGAGTAAGTTTTTTCACCCTGATGTGTGACCAGCCTTTTTTGGCTTCCTCTTTACGCTTTTTGGTTCGACATACTCCACACTTCACGCGAGAAGGCATTGATGGTATTTCTACTTCACTCATTCCTGCTCACCGTCTAAGTCAAAACATACGTACCAAGCAACAACTCCGTTATGTACTAAACGCTTTGGCTCTCCTATAAAATCTGGAAAATACTTTTGTTTAGCTTCTAAGTAACTTGAAATGTTCTCTGGATTCCAAGGAAGTTTTGTTTCTTCTTCTGTAAGAACTTCTCCAAATTCACGCATCACTGTTCACCATCGTCATATAGATCATCGTCAATAACCTGGATAGTCTTACATGGGTATGGAACTTTACACACTGCACATACTAAACGCTCTTCTTCTAAATGAGGGGTCCAGTTAATAGCGTGATGCATCTGACGAATATGTTTTACCGCAGTACGGTATGGATGTTTCTTGATCATCCTAGGCCTACTCTCCGTAAGGAAGCACAGGGGTAAGCCTGTGCTCGTTCTATACCGTCTACAAGCTCTTTACACATAATACAATTACCATCGACCTCAGCGTGACGATCTAAGTGACGGCTTTGTACCTCTAAATAGGTAGGCAGTTGTTCTTTACGCTTACGCCTTTGTGGTCCGTACTGTGCTAGTAGCTCTTCGCGTGTGGGTTTTGCCACTACTACTCACCATCTAAGGCTTTAACTGTTGGGCATGGGTAATACTCTAGGAAGCATTCAACACAGTCGCCGAACTCTCCTTCTGTGTGGATCTCCCGCACTCGTAGCTTAAGCTCTTCTTGAGCGGCGTCCCACAGCTTACGTTGCCAATCATCCTGGCAAACAGCCTTAGTAATTACATATTCAGATTCCATGGTTATATTCTCCTAATACTTCCAATGTTGGACAAGGATACTCTACAGGAACATCATCAGATTCGCAAATCGCGCAAACCATAAGGCCACCAAGCCTTATAGGAGCATGCAGATCTTTAATGCGGTCTATAAGTTTTTCTAATTTTTCGCATCTAACTGCTCGTGACGCAAGCGAGTAAAGGTCCATGTAAATCCTAAGCTATAAACTTACTTGATCTGCTGTACCCACCTGAAGTGCGCCGAGTTAACTCACGACTAATAAAGTTACACTGACCAGTAACATTTGTGTATAGCATGTCCATACCTTTGCGGTAATTATGCGCCACAGAATATGCGTAGTCTGCGTCAATAACTTCTTCTTCCGCCATTACTAAAGCTTTAATAGCAGATACGGTCATCTTAGGTTGATTATGCTTAGCACTATAGCGAGCCTCAATAAGATCAAGGTTTTTCTTAGCAGCCTGTTCGTCCATCTCAGCAACAGTTACTTGAGCTAAAATGAACTCTGCATAAGCAATGTGTTCCTGCCATAACCGCATAACACCTAAATCATCTAAGTCTGTAATGTCCTCAGGCATATCAGGAATAATGCCCTCAAAACGGTTAGACACTCGAAACCCTTGAGTTGCCATCATGGTTAGCACTTCCTGTCCAGCATTTCCAACATTCATGTTAATTGTCATTGTAAACCTCGCATTGATAACAAGCTCCAGTAGTGCTTACATTACACACAGGAGCTTTATTGGCCTTAACGGCATTCAGTATACTCTTAGACGCATCAAACAATTCCGTAATACCGAAATCACTTTTAGGAACTACAAATTCTTTTACTTCCTGGTCAGCTTTTGACTCGTAAATAAACAAAGCTTCTTGTGGGGTAGGTACATCTGTACCTTTAAACATGATCTCAAGCAGTTTCATATATACCTGAGCTTGCATGACATGGGTCTGGAACGGAGCCTTTAAGTTAGCCCAAGCTTTCTTAAAGTCTTTGCCATTCTCTTCCCAGTAAGCCCGATCTTCCCATACAAAAGACCCTTCGCCTACCGACTTTACTTCAAGTAATAAGTCGTCTCCAAAATCTTTTAGCCAACCATCAGCGTGACCTGAGATGCCGTGCTCTGGACTACTTACAGGAACTTCTCGGTAAGCTAACTCTTTACTGTCACAGTAAGGACATACAGAAGGACTTGTCTCCCAGAAATCACGCTTAGAGCCATAGCTTTTGTAGCAATCTGAACATCGCCATAAGCCATGCAACTTACCCATTTTCCAGAACCAGGTCTGCCAACGGTCATGAATGCGGTGCCCCTCTTCAAAGGTAAGCAGGCGTTTCATGCTTGCCTGTGATTTAGGAGGGGCAGGGGGATTACCCTGCAGCATATAATAAGCTGCTCTGTGGCACCAGTCTGACTTAATCATTGCTGATGGGTGGATTACATCACTGGCCCTAGAAGTATCTCTAGGGGCCGCTAGCAACCACCGCTCGACTGATCCCAACACACGGCTAGGTTTCTTTCCCACATCAACTAATTTCTTTAGTGAACCCGCAGGTTTTAATATTCTTTTTTGCTCCATTTATGTCCATCTCCTTTATGCTTCCAACAATATCCGCTGTTCCATCCCTCAGGATCACTTGGCCAAAGCTCAGTCTTACAAGTTCCACAGAACCTGCGGCTAGGTGAAATTGAGCCCTTTGGTTTAACAACAAAATCTCTCTGTCCCTCGCCTGTAAGTGGAGACCACTGAGATGGCTTCTTTATATCTACTGTTAACTTTGGCGTTTCACACTTGTGTGTTTCTCCTCGCCACCAGACCTTACAGTCTGGACATTTAAATGGCGTGTATTCCATTTAGTTCTCCTCAACCCATTCTTCAAATGTTTTACCGTTTTTTAAAGCTTTACGTTTTAAAGCGTTTCGTTCTCTGTGAGAAAGACCGCCCCATATACCGTACTGCTCGTCCATACGCTCTGAGTATAACAGACATTCTTTTCTGACAGGACACTCGGGTCTCCCATCTTTTCCAAGACATACGGCTTTAGATTTATCTGCTATAGATTTGTATAGATTTTTATCTCTTGGTGGATACCATAACTCAGTATCCATGCCCATGCATTTTGCATCGGCTCTCCAACTCTCTACTGAGAGGGGATCTCGCATTCATACTCCTGGAGTTTTTGATGTTGCTCCAGGAAATCATCTTCGTCTAATAGAACATAGTTTTTACCATTAAGGTGAAAACCCAAGACTGGCATTCGACCATCTAAGATAGCTTCTTTGATGATTTTTTCTAGAACATCGGCTTTAACAGTTACCTGTTTCTTCCCAGTCCACTTGTGCTCAATCAACAGTTCGTCAGACCTAACGTCGCCTTTACGGCTCCAAAAAGCGCCAGAGGCAGCAATTCTGCTGCCTCCTATCGCTTTAGCCAGTCTGTCTTCATGCTTTCTTGACTGTTTCTGACCCTCAGATCTCATGAGCCATTTCCCTGACTCCCTTAGAGCTTGCTACAACCGCTTCGCGTACGTCTCGGTCTAGGGCTTCTTTGAGATCTAATTCTTCTCTAATAGAGTTTACCACAGCATCAGCACCTTGCCACTTACGGTCACCGTAGGAGTAGTACGCTCCAGCCCTAGTAATTATCCTATTAAGGATACCTAAAGCCACAATTTCCTTGGCAAAATCGAACTCTCCTGAGAGGCAATGATCCCCGTTGTCAAAGTAGAAATCTAGGTAAGCGACTTGATTAGGAGGAGCTGTTTTGTTCTTTAAGGTACGCACGCGAATAGTTTGACCGACTTTGTGCTTCTCTTGACCTTTCCCAGTCTCAATCCACTCGTCACGCTTGACTTCAATGCGGGTAAAGAACGCATAGTTCTTAGCTTCTCCACCTGGGGTTGTACGTGGATCACCGTACATAACGCCAATCTTCATACGGTACTGGTTGATAATCAAACCTATGAAAGGACGCTCAGATTCTGTAAGCGAGCGTCGTGAAGCCTTGCCAACCTTGCGAAAGAACTTACCTGTAAGGAGGGCACCACGACCGACAGTAGCCTCATCCATATGTTTTTCGTCTTCGGTTATTGGTACAAGTGCTGGTAAAGAATCAATAACAACGCAATCAATTGCCTTGGTCTCTACCAAATTAATTACAGTCTCGTAGGCTTCTTCCATGATGTTAGTAGCAACTACAAATACACGGCTTAGATCTACTCCACACATCTCTGCATAAGAAGGGACCCAAGTCTCTGCAGCTACCCATACCGTAGTGAACTCTGGATCTCGCTGTTGATTAGCGGCTACCGTCTTTAAAGCCAGTGCGGTTTTACCGTTAGAGGCTTCTCCAATAATTTCATGCCACTGGTTTACAGGGAACCCTCCGCCTAGAATTACATCAAGGGCCAAAGATCCTGTAGTCATTCGACTATTAATCTCTTCGGTAATGTCGGAGCCAAGCACAATCATGCTTTCTCCGTACTTCTTGTTTAACTTATTAATTGCTTGTAGTAACTCTGCGTTAGGTTTCATTAGCCAATCCTGTCTATGATTGTTTGAGGGTTAAAGTTATTTGCTGTACTGATCTGTCTTGCTGGAGTAGCTGCCCCAGCACCTCCAGGCTGTGATACACCTTTACCTACACCGCTACCAGACTGTTGAATAGGGTAACCACAGTCATAACACCGAGCTTTAGTCTCAGGAGTTACAGATCCGTAGTTGCCACTACCGCATCCAGGACACCTCACCTGCGTAAGAGCACTTTGAGGAAGCGTAGGAGCTTCCTGAGGCAAAGGCTGTTGTGGAACAGGGTTAAAAGGAACAGGTTGCATAGGTCCTACAGGGGGTGTAGGAGTAGGAGCTGGGGTAGGAGAACCAAGTTTTTGTGACCACCAATTAGAACTCACTTTGCATCACCCCAACGCTGTACAACTGTAATGTCTGCTACTAAAGGTACGTTTAACAAGTTAATTCCTTCCATGGATTCACGTATTGCCTCTACCGTCTCGTCTATCTTATCGTCAGGAGTAAGGGTTACAAGCTCATCATGAACTGTAAGGATAAGCTTAGCACTTTCTGGAAGACTCTTATACGCCCTGACCATAGCCAACTTGATAATATCTGCAGCCGATCCTTGGATACGCGTATTGAATGCTTGACGCTCAGCAGCTGATCGTAAGAACGGATCTCTAGACAAAATCTCTGGCAAGTACCTCTTCCGCCCCAGTACAGTAACCACGTGAGGAGGAGTGTTAGCCCGCGTTGCACCAATAATCTTGGAACGATACGAGCCTACAGACGAGAATTGAGCCCCAAAACGAGACAACAAGTCACGAGCCTCAGTAATAGAACAGCCGATGGAACGCGCAATCTTATCTGGACCTACGCCATAAGCCATAGCAAGAACCAGGACCTTACCTGCCTTGCGGTCTACTCCCATAGTGTCACCTACAGTTGTGTAGATATCCCTGTTGTTAAGATAGTTGTCCATCATGATCGGATCTTGAGCCATAGACGCAATAACACGCGGCTCAATCTGGCTGTAATCCGCGACCACAAGCTTGTACCCTTCGGGGGCGAAGAAAAGGTTTCGAATGGCTTTTCCGTGCGGAGTGTGAGGCGCAGGTACATTCTGAAGATTTGGATTGCGACTACTGAAGCGACCCGTTTCCGCGCCATGCTGAACGAAGTCACAATGGATACGGCCGTTAATAAGAAGACTTTCTTTTTGCTCACGTTTTTCTTTACCTCCTGTGGTACGAACTACTTCTCCACCTAGGTACGGAACTACATAGGTGGTACTTAACTTATTAAGATCAGCATACTTGAGTAAAGCGGCAACTAACTCATCTTTTTCTCGGTAATGCTCTAACGCCTCAGCAGAGACTGAGTAGTCAGAGTAAGTAAGCTCTATGTTTTGATCTGCCCGCTTTTGCCCCGCGGTAGTAAGCATCTTTGGAGTAAGTCCACGACACCCTTGATCTTTAGGGCCATAAAGTATGTATTGCTTTTCACTATTTGAATTAATGTTGAAAGGAGTCTGAGCGATCCTAAAGATGTCTGCTCGGGCTGTCTCAATATCTTCACGTAACTTAGCGTCTAATTGCTCCAAAGATTCCACATCAATTGGAGCTCCTGTAAGTTTCATAGAACACAAGACTTCTAGAACCTGCATCTCTAAGTTCATAATCACAGTAAGGTTACTCTGCTCAAGTTTTGGTGCAAGAGTCTTCCACAGTAAGAATGTGTACTTGGCGTCAAGGTAAGCGTACTTGGCTACTTCATCAAAAGAATAGGCTTCAACTTCTTTTCCGACACCCTTAACCATTTCATAACCAAACTCACGCTTAAGACAAGCATCCAGACCGCACTTGTTCTTATTACGGTTATCAAGTACAAAGGACGCAACCATGGTGTCAAAGTACGGAGCAGTGGGAATCTCTCCACCGTAGTACTTAGCAATAGATGTAACGTCGAAAACTAAGTTATGACCAATGGTTAGGATCTCTGTATTAAACATAAGCGGCTTCAAAGCGGCAAACACCTCTGCTGGATATAACTGCTTTGGAGGAGCACTAAAGATCTTGGTAGCTTTTTTCTTGTCCTTGGAGTAGTCGCTAGGACGAGGAGTAAGCCCAGCCTCGACACGCTTCTCGCCTTGACCTGTTAACGGAAAGATCTCTTCAATAAAGTCACCATTGGGGTGACCCATAGGAATAACGTCACAACGGCCATGAGTAGCCAAGGTGATCCAGAGTACATCGTTAATGGGAGTAGAACCCCTGTGGTCTCCCACAGTTTCTACGTCAAACGCAAAAGCGTCTTGAGTTAAATAATATTCGACCAGTTCAGACAGTTGGTCAGCTGTAGTAATAATGTTCATCTAATACCCTTTTTAAAGCCCCTAGCTACAGGTAAAGGGGGAAAACCTGTAGCTAGGGACAGTCTATGTGTTAGGCCAGTTCTTGTGCAATCTCGAGAAGCTCAGCGTATGAGTTCTCTCGAATTACCGAACGATCGTATGACTCCGTAGATGCTACAAATGATTCTGCAACATCCTGGTCAAGCTTCCAATCCTCGTTAAGATCACGAGCCTTTACCGCATTTAGATGATATACGGTGGTCTGCTTGACACCACTACGGCTTAGAGCCCAGTAGTTCTTGTCAAGAGGACCTTGAGGCGAGAAGTGAGCAGCGTGCAAAGTCTTGTACAACCGTGGGGTTGCAGTAAGAATTTGGCGCTGTGGCCCACCATCTGCGCTTAAGTTAACAATGGTAAATGCACGCTTGTCTTCAGGCTTGTTGTTGAGAACTGTACACAAAGGACAATCCCCACCATTGGTCTTTAGACATACGTAAGACTTCTTACCAACCTTGTTGGTCAAGAAATGCATTTTGTACGAAGCAAAGGGACCATCAGCATCAATAAACTTGATAATCTGGATCTCTTCGCCGTGCTTGAAATCAACTGGGAAGTCACCAGTTGGTGTGTGCAGCTTTTCAGCAGCATCCCAACCTGAACCAACAGCAGTTGCGGCGCTCGTTGCCTGAGTAGGTCGAGCATTTACATCGAAGTCCTCGCCGAAGTTATCGGCTACTGCGAACTCGTCTTCTTTAATTGAACGGTTTACCGCCATGTTTCTATCCTATTCACTAGTTTCATTGTTATTATTCGCAAGGAGGTTAGTCCATGCCTCAGAAATATCACGAGTGACTTTCTGGTGTTTTTGCCAGTCTATACGAACTTCATCGAATAGTCCAGCACTGTTGAAAGCATCAACAGCTGTGTCGATCATATCACGAGTATATAACCAACGTCCCTGGCGGGTGTCACCATTTTTATCTACGACGCTAGGCATCTTGTATGTAGATGTTGGCAGGTAACCATTCTCGATCCAGTAACGAATCGTAATGATCGGCCTTCCTAGTGCACTTGCCAGTGCCCCAATAGTAAAGAATTCTACTTCCTTACCATTGAGAATCTTTGTGTACGCACGAGCAGACCATGAAGGTGTTTCTACCTTCGGCTGTTCTTTGCGTTCCTTCCGCTTACGCTTACTACCTGGGTAGTAATCGTCAGCAAGAGAAAACATCTGATCGATTAAGTCTTCCATGTTAGCTCTTTGACATTACCAGTGCCCAAGTAATCTTGGACGGGAACATTTTATCAATGTCCTCTTCTGTAATCCTACCTTCATAGTATGCAGCCATAATTGCATCCTCATCAAGTACAGGAACCATAGTAACACAACTTTCATACAGTTCACGTTCTTTTAGAATCAACTCGGCAGCTTCAAAGTCTAAAGATTTTGAAACTCGGCGCTGTTGCAGCACACGCTTGATACCTGATGAGTCCTCATCATCAATCTGAACTACGATGTGACCACGGTCATCAGTTTCTCCGAGTGCTTCAATGCCCTCTTTGAGAGACTTCTTAACCTCTGACTGAATCTCAGTTAAAGACTCAATCTTTTCTTTCAGAACTACGTTCTGACGTACATAATCCTTGATCTCTTCAATATTCATTAGATCAACTCCTTTTCATATAGTACGTTACTCTACTACATCTCCTGATGCAAATCGAGCTTCTTTTAGATACTCATACAACCCATTAACAATAACACTGGTAACCGTCACGCCGTCTTTCTTAGCCTGCTCCTGAGCAGCGTGCCACAGTTCATCGTCAATCCGTACGGATCTAGCTGGTGTGTTTGATGAATTAACCATAATTAATATTATACAAAACTTGTATATACAATACAGGCTATACATATACGTGGAGCAGCAGGGAATCGAACCCTGGTCCTAAGTACTACCGACATGCGGTTTTAATACTTAGTCGAAACCATCCTGCCCCGATACCCCTATTCTAGTACCAGCGGTGATAGTTCCAGAACGATAAGGCTCCACAAGGGGTTCCATACCGTTTTTTAATGTACCTTAAACCCCAGTTAATCTGAGTCTCTGGACTGGACCACCAACCCTTGCCCATCTTGCTACCTGGGAGAGCTTGTGGGATCCCGTGAGCGCCTGATGAGGAGTTATGTGCATTAACTCTCCACCCACTCTCGTTATTCCATAGGGTGTGTAAACAAGAGAACTGAGCCCCACACCAATCGTATCTAGCCGCCATAGTTGTTTGGGCTAGTCTCTTGTTGTAAGTGGGTGAGGCGTAGGGTACACGAGTGTACGACCTAGACGCAGCTTGCGCTTTGCATTTTGTCTGTTTCGCATTAGCGTTAGCCTGACTCTGGGCTGCAGGTAGCGATACTAGCAAGCTAGCAAGAAGCGCTACAGCGGGAGCCAGACGTTTGGTTCTGTCTAACATTACTTCCACCGTACCACACATCTACGGCACGGTCAACCAAGCAATTATACCGATGAATTAAGGATAAATGACCTAAGCGTTCCTAAAGTAAGATCTACTCCGCCCTTATCATCAATACCTTTTCCGTCAATAACAGCACTAGCTACGGAGTTTTTTTGCTGTAGAGATGAGTGCTGGCGTTGCTCAATAGACCCAGACACAATTAAATCTTGAATGACTATTGTTTCCCACGTGCTGGATGCTCGTTTAATTCGTCCGTTTCTTTGGATCGCCAAGCCAGACGACCAGGGGAGATCATAGTTAACCAAAAGATTAGCGGCAGGAAGATCCACGCCATAACCGCCAGCGTCACTACTGATAAGGACACGGACATTAGGATCAGTGTTGAAGGCAATTTTGCTCTCCTCTTTACTCTTTGCATCTAACTTACCTGTGTAGGTAACGCAGATATCTTTACCTAGTTCTTCCTTTAAAATGTCTACCATATCTATGTACGTAGCAAATATAACAACTTTGTTATCTGGTCGTTGATCTAAAAAGTTATTTACGTACTCTTTTAACGCATTAAGTTTCGGAGTGCTAGTAATGCCGTCTAGCAACCCTTCGTCCTGTAACTCATAAGCGTATTGAGAACCTTCGCCTGTAAGAGCCTTAAACTTATTGGCGCTATTTGCTAAAAGCTTTGGATGCGAACATAGCATCTTTAAGCACTGGACTTTAGACATAATAGCTCCACGGACCTCATCTGCTCTACTGCCTGTTTGACCCTGCAACCCATAATGGGAAAGAAGGTTAAACGAACCACCAAATAATGCCGTAGCGTTATCTAGGTCCATGATCAAATCGTTTACGATTTTTTTGTACAGCTTTGCAGTTTTACGATCAAAGTAGACCTGTATAGGATCTTTGTGAATTGATTCAGGAAGGTATGGAGCAACGTCTTCGTCAGATTGAGACTTACGAACTGAAGCCTCTTTCATTTTTGTATGTAGCGTAGGTAGATTTCTATACCTATCAACACCGCCCCATGTGTTACGGACAATAAATGCTGAGTCAAAAATGTCAAAGCGGCCTAGCACTTCCTTATCTACAAACTGCATGATTGAGTACAACTCTTCAGGCCTACCGTTTTCAATCGGGGTTCCAGTAAGAGCAAATTTAAATGGAGCGTCTGCAAGTTTCTTTACTTGCTTTGAACGCTTTGATCTAAAAGACTTAATTGCGGTAGCTTCGTCCAGTACTACAAATCCGCGTGGGAGCTTCTTTACATCCTCCCAGTCATTAACTACTTGTTCGTAGTTCATAATGATGTAATCGACCTGGCTGTTTTTCCAGTTCATAGCCTGGGCATATTGTTCTTTACGCTGTTTAGGGGTTCCGTCAATAACTAGAGGGAATGATGTGTGGTCTGTAAACTTGTCGATAGAGTTAGCCCACTGATACTTAAGACTAGATAAGCAGATAATTAATCCAGGCGCGGTAATACGATCGTCGTCCATTAACTGCTCAATGGCGGCGATCGTAAGTACCGTCTTGCCTAGGCCGAGATCGTATGCAACAAGCATCTTCTCACGCTCGCACATACGATCTACGGCTTCAACTTGGTACGGGAACAACGTACCTGTGAACATTACTTCTTCTTAGGCGGTGCTGCTTTTTTAACAGGCTTTTTTGCTGGAGCTTTTGCTGGAGCTTTTGCTGGAGCTTTTGCTGGTTTTTTAGCTGGAGCTTTAGCAGGTTTTTTTGCTGGAGCCTTCTTTACAGGTGGCTTAACTGCCCCTGGTTTAGGGATTGCAACTGTTGCGGTAACCGCTGGTGCCACAGGCTTAGCAGGCGCTGGTGGTTGCCAGTCAATTACAAACTGTGGGTCTACATCATTGGTCTTAGACCAGAAGCGAGAAGTCTGTACTTCAAAGTGTAGGTGAGGGCCTGAGACATTACCCTCAGCGCCTGACTTACCAATAACTTGTCCAGCTTTAACTTTGTCACCAATCTTTACAAATGACTTAGAGCCATGAGCAAGGATTGCGTAGTAGGTCTTAGTAGGAAATAGCGGTCCACGTTTAGCGGTGAACTGCAGAATTATTTCAAAGCGACCAAAGGCTGTGCCCCAACCGCCCTGTACGCCTACGCCAACTACAACTGCATCAATAGGCGCAATCAAATCTGTCCCAATTGGACAGGCGTAGTCAACTCCTTGGTGGTGTCCTGAAGACCACATTGGCCCACGCTTACCATAGGGCGTAGTGATCTTATACTTACTTGGTACTGGTGCTACCATTTATTTCTCCTAAATTAAACAGAGCTTACGCTCTCTCCCCACAGCAGGTACCGTACGGAGTGTTTTGCTGTCTCTAGACCTAGTAGAACTTCACTGCGACTCATTGCCCCAATGTCTTTCATGTCAGTCTCTGATTAGTCAAAGAACCAGGCCTCAAAGTTAAGCTTTTTTGTCAGCTCTAGCAACTGTAGAGAAGAATGCTGACCAGCCTCATCTGAGTCCATAGCAAAGATTATTCTATCAGCATTTTGTACAATCAGGTTTACCTGGGTATCAGATACTAAGGATCCAAAGGTAGAAACCCCGCCAGTAATGCCAATAGACTCTAGCCTAATTACATCTAGAGGGGACTCAACAACAATCATATCTCCGCCCTGGTACTTATCTAGTCCGTACAAGGCTGTACTCTTCTTGATGCCATTAGGGTAGTTACGAAAATAACGTCCTGTGTATCCTTTTTCTTGCCACCCCATCAACGCACCTGTATACGGATCTCGTATTGGGATAATCCAAGTCTGTTTTAAGTTGCTCCAAAGAAGTTCGTGCTTTGCAGCTGCCTCTGCGGTCAATCCCCGAGAGCGTAAAGCGTAATCTGGGGGAGCAATGAAAGCAGCTAAAGAAGCCTCTGAAACATACACAAGATCTTCTAATACTTCTTTGGGTTTTATTGCACGCTCAAACGCAGCCAGTAACTCTCCACCCTGCTTTAGCCAATCTTTAGCGGCATCAAGGTCATACATACCATCGTCAGAACGCAGGTTTTGAACAAAAGCAACAAGGTATAAAAGACTGCCTTTGAACTGACAAGAAAAACAGATGTGGGCTCCTGTCTCAGAGTTGATCCACCAAGACGGGTTGTTGTCTTCTTTTCCAGTACGGACTAAGTGTCCAGGACAGTACGCCTGAACTTCGTCTCCACGAGAGCCAACATGTTCAATACCAAGAACATCTAGCACATGCTCCATCTCTTCAACATTCATTACATATCCTCCCCAGTAATTTCTCTAAAGTCTCCTGTGTTCCAATCCCATAGTAACGACACTTCCATAGGACTAACGTTACGACCAGCCATCAACTTGAACAAGCGAGTGTCGTCTACGTTATCGTCCTCACGCTGTAGGCCATACAGTACATCTGAGTCCTGGAAGAATGAGGATGAATAGCCGATCGAATCTGCGGTAACACTGCCACTCTTCATCTTCCACGTCAAAGCCTGAGTAGACATAACAATTGGAACCTGGAATTGTTGAGCCACACGCTTCAAACTACGTGTGATGTTAGTTAAAGCAAGCGGAGTATTACGCTCACCCGACTGCTCATCAGTCATTAAGTACACACCGTCAATGAATACAATGTCTAGCTGTAACGATTGGATCTTATTGGAGATACCTGTAATGGTTCCAGACGCAATTGAATCGGTAAGCCAAAACTTATGACGCATACTTTCCATGCTACGTAGCTTAGCTTGGTACCTAACCTCTTCGTCAGGCGTCAATGAGCCAGTAATCAAACGATGATGGGAAAGACGGGCCCGCATAGCGTCGTAACGACTCATCTGCTCCTGGTTATTCATCTCAAAAGACTGGAACATAGGGACAGCGCCGTGGCGGTGTACATTATGAGCCCACTGCAAAGCCAGGGTTGACTTACCTGTCTTAGGCGGAGCAACAATAGTGATCAACTGACCCTTCTGCATACCGCTGGTAGCCTTGTCAATGGACGGAAACCCTGTAGGCAATCCAAGCAGTTCATCAGGAGAGTTTTTGCGGTGTAGGTACTCGTCCCAACGAGCCATAGCATCAGCAGTGATATCTACGTCACTAACTTCTGATAAACCATCCTCAGCTAACCGAGCAATACCTCGCTGAAATACGTTGACGGCACTCTCAGGGTTTTGTCGTAGCTCTATCTCTTCAATAGCAGCTCGCATTGAGTTATTGATGATGCCTGATCGCTTATGCTCAACAACTTTGTCGATAAGGAATTGGAATGAGTCAGGAACATTCTCAAACTTGTAAGTAGGAAAGTTCTCTAGCACTACAGTTTCACTGGGGCACTCACTATACTTCTGGAAATGATCACGGACAAACGTGAACACCCGACGATCATCGTCGTTGCTAAACCATTTGTCAGTGACTCCACGGTTGAATATAGGAGATAAGTCTCGTTCTTGTAGCGCTTTACTCAGTAGTCGATTTTCGTAATTCATATTATGCTCCTAGAAATCCATGCCCCACTTACCATACATTAACTGATGCTGTGGGTCAATTACCCCCACTACCTCTGGACGGTAAGGAAGATCTGCTACTAATTTTTTAGGTGAAGGGTAGCTAGTGTGATACCTAAACGGATTAGTACCTACACGCTCCATGTCGTTATAGATAACCTCTAGTTCATCTGAGTCGTACTCAAATGATATTAACTCTAAGGTTACTCCTGCTCTAGTGGTGTACACATAGAACTTATTCATAAGAAACTTATCAAAACCCAACTCTGTTTTTTTAACTGGGAATAATTTAAACTTTTTTTCAACAGTAGTTGCTTTGATCAGTAAGATATCAAGGTTTACCAAAACACGTTTTGGAACTTCGTTACTTAAATCCCCTTTATACATTTCTAACAGACCTCTATTTTTCCATACTTTAAGATAAACTCTCTAAATCCATCTAAAGACTCCGTGGCAGAATCAATATCGTTATTAGATACTCTTGAAGAGATCTCTAACGGATACGATCCATTATTATTCTTTACCTTATCAAGAACAAATTTGGTGTGCTTGCAGGTAGATCTTCCTGTGAACCCAGGGCAGGTGCAGTAGAAGTTCTTATTTTTGTCAATGCTGACCTCGTAAATACCACCAGGGTTTAAGTTCTCACTAAGGAAGAACTGCACCGTGCGAGTCTCTGTCATCATATACTCCATCATGAACTTCGTAGATCCCCCTTAGTAGATTGTAGTTCAATTGTGACAAAAGCTTCGTGTATAAACGAACCAGTTGCGTCACCATAGGTAGATATCCACGCTTTTACAGGCAAATTTGTAGTGACTATAGTGGGAAGTCCGTTATTAAATCTGGTACGCAAGATATGGTGCAGCAAATTACGCTGCCAACCGCTACCCGAAGTGTGCTCTTTACCTACATCATCAATTACAAGAACACGGATGTTATAAGCGTCATCCTTGCAGTCTCCGTGCATACCTAGAAATAACCGTTCCTGCTCGTCCGTGTGCTCTCCCATAAGCGTACCTTTGAGTTCAATAATGTCATTGAAAGTAACAAAGTAACAAGGCATAACCAAAGACTTCCCCTCTGCAACATCAAAGGCCTCTAGAGGAAGTTCTCGTAGCATCTCCTGAACCATGGCAGCTGCCAAAGTACTTTTACCGTGACCTGGACTACCTACAAACATGAGTCCTTTTCCACAAGTAGATTCCCCATCGGCTCGGATAATAGCTCCGTCCTTGACTTTAGAGATCCACTTACGAATTAACTTTAGGTCATTATCAGCAACAGCTTTACAGTCACTCAGCTCCCAGCCAACACGAGCCCTAGGGATATTTGCAATCTTTGTCCAGGTCTTGCGACGTAACGGCAGGTCTTCAAGCTTAATCATCGTCTTCATCACCAAGTCCGCAAGAACAAGAGTTACATCCGCACGGCCCGCCCTGTGATGCCTGGATAGCATCTTGAAGGCGAATGTAAGCCTCTCTGGTTAGGCCAGCCTCACGCATAAGGCGCTCTAACGGCTCTTCAGGTGTTTGATTAGTCATTTAGCCACTCCTGTGATCTCTTTGCTTGAACAGAAGCCTCTTCAACTTCTTCCTCAGACCGTACCATAGATTTTGCTTGGAGAGCAAGTTCTCCAAAACGCTTGATAAATAACCAGCATAGATGCTCAGCGTTATCAAACTTCTGAAAGTCGATAGAACTAAAGAATAGATCAAGCATTACGTATTCAGTTTCGCCATCGGTATCGTACCGCATGCGATTCTGACCTAAAGCTGGAATAAATCTACTTGCCTTTACTTCCCAAGGTGGAATGTGCCACTGCTCCTGAATCCGAGTAGCAAACTCAAAACCAATGTCTCCAGAAGTCCACGAGGCTACAGGAACGTTGTATCTACCAAAGACTCGCTTACTTTCTTTTTCTTCCTTTTTGGCTACGTACTCAGCTTTCTTCTTAGCCTGAACTTCTGCTCGGGCCTCGAGCTTGTCTGCTGACTCGGTTGACTCAAACAAGCCATTCCAACCTGCCATCTTTTCGACCTCCATGTTTATCGTTTGAAATTCTTCACGCACCTCGTGCGTGATTTTTTTACTAGTTATAGCTGTATTAGAACTAGCTATAGTTAGCTTATTCAAGGGAATCAGTTCCCCAGAAACCCGCCAACTATTATGATTAATGCGGCTTTGTGGGACCCAGTAACCCGCCATCTCTAAGTGATCATACGCCTGTTGATTTAGGGTACATTGGGTAGAGATTCGGTTGCCAACTTTCCAGATTTTGCGGTCAAGAAGTCCCGCGTCCGCAAGTTCATTTAGTGCGGCGCGTATTGCCTCCTTACCCTCTTTGAAGGCCCGCGTTAAGTCAGCAACAGTAGGCTTGGTGCTTGTGTTTGCACAATGTACTAATATCCCTGTAGCTCGTGCTGAAAGGCTCACAGGTTAATCCCTTTCTTTTAAACGCTTTAGGATAGCATCTGCAAAAATATCAGCTATTACCCTAATGCCTTCGTATAAAGGATCTTCGTATTCTTCATCATCGTCATCTAGATCTGAGTAAGAGTGATCGCTAAATAATTCTTCAACCACAGGCAATTCGTCCTCAGTAACTTGTTCCTGTGCAGGAATAACTGGAGCTTCAATTTCTTGAATATTAGCGTTGGCTTTAATTTCGCATAAGCCGTTAGTTAAATCTTTGCAAGTAATATTTTTTGTCGATAGCTTTGATAGAGCGTTCAGACATACGGGGTCGTCGTCATTCCACAAAAAGAAAGCTTCTATATCAGAATCGGGATTAAGCTCTTCAAAGAAATTTTCTGTAAACACAGACGCTAACCCCATAGCAAAAAATGGTCCAGCGGTGTAGGTATTGTCGTGGTAGATGATTACTTCTCGATCCTGGTCAGCAGCGTACTGGGCTGCCCACACTTGACCTTCAGAAGGCTTTGTTCCATTTACAAGAATTGATACGCTAAGATCTTTGTGTGCGTATACGTAGTCGTCAAGCAATGCTTCCACATTTGCTCGGGTAGTTTCTCCACCACCAATAATGATTATATTTTTCATGTGTCTCCTAACACTATAGGAGAACTATACTACATGGATTTAAATGTAACGCAAATCCGTTACAAAGTATCTCCATAACTAACTTTATAAGAGTTAATTGGACCATCGATAGCTGTGGCAACTACAAAGGGGTTTACTTTAAATAGATCATATTGAGCACTCGTCAGGGGGTGTGTAAAAGCCAGTTTATCCGACGCATAGCCTTCAGAATTTACATAAAAATTCGTTAGATCGTCATAGGCACCAACTTTCACTGAAGAAAATCTCATATAAGTAGTATTAGTTTCGCCTGGGTATTGAAGCGGATTATTAAAAACTTTTGTGATATCAACTACAAATGTTGTAGCTGAGTCACATCGAACTACAATTGCTCCAATTATAGGACAGCTGTAGGCAGTTCCGCCCCTAGTACCTGCTACGTATAACCCTTTTACGCTAACTAACTCTCCAGGGTTAAAATTATGCGCGTCTTGAGTTGTAAACTTAATAAAGTTTGTAGCCAGCGAGCCTCCATCGACAAACGGAGATATATAGTCAGGATCTAGGCTTGTTACTACAGCTACTTTATTTCTTCCATTAACTGTATTATGCATAGTACATACCGTCCGTTATAGCCTTGTCTAATAGTGTTCTACGCCTATACCAATCTTCATATAAGTGGCTTCGGCCTTTCTTTACGTCGCCTTCCCAAACAGTGTCTCTGTTATAAGCAGAGTTGCTATTAGCGTCAGTGCTTCCATCAAAATATGTACCTAGAGTATTAGCAGGTTCAAACAAGAATTTGTTTAGATCAAACTTTTTTCCTGCAGTTTGGTTTGCATTTGTTTCCAGAGACGGTATAGCGTATGCTGCTCCTGAAGGAGCATTTCCTATTACTGACAGTCTAACAGCGGTTCCTAATCCAAGACTAGTGTAAGTTCCAGTGCTACTTCCAAGTGATTGATCAGCTGAGTCTAACCACGTAATGGATGCTCGCGCAGTACTTATTGTAGAGTTTGACGTAGATGCTGTGACTTCACCTGACCATGCATACGAAATACCTTCTACTACTGGTATGCGTCTTGTTGAAGAGTATCTTGCCTCAACTATTACTAGTGCAGATCCTGACGCAGTTAACGTGTTTCCAGATGCAGAAGCTCCGCTCCAAGACCAACGAACGCTATCAGTACTGCCAGCAGCAGTAGTAAACGACGGGTTGAGCAATAAGTTGATTCTAGTAGGGCGTACTTTAATCCTAGACATGCGAGCATCTTCAAAGTTGATTGGTGTGGATGCTGCTACAGGCGTAGGGGTGGTGTTGATTACTTGATAGCCTACGGCTGTGTTTACAACTGTTGCGTAAGTAACTGAGTACTTTCCTTCAGAACTGTTTTGAGAAACGGCTGTAATAGCATATGTTCCATCAAAGTCTGCTGTGGTGCCGCCCGATACCGTTCCCACATTTTTTACAGTAATAGAGTTACCTACAACAAAGTTATGCGGCTCAGCTGTGTAAATAGTAGCTTTTTGCTGAGGGCTAGTAACTGCTTCTCGGGCAATAACCGTAATAGGAGGACTTAATTGAACCGAGCTTACGTACACTGCTGTTGTGTTAGTAATGCCAGTAACATCTACTCTAGGAGCTGCATACATAGCATTAGATGGGCTTAGTGCAGATATGTTAGCTCTGTACCAAGTCCCCAAGTATGCTTGATCTGCAACGTTTAATGTTCCAGCCGAAGATGTATTTATATATGATCCATTTTTGTCGTACCACATGACGGAAACACTTGCTGTCTTTTTAACGGCATCGCATAGGAAGTACGCGCTTAGTGCGTAGGGAGTATTAGGGTTTATAGCAATAGTTGAAGTTATAGCGCCTTCTTTAGACGAGTAACCTTTAGAGAACCAAAGCTCTGCTCCCGAGGTAAGAGTTACGCTTAAACGGTTTTTGTATTTATCACGTATAATCATATTTCCAGTAGACGTATTCACCGAACTAACGTATGTCCCTTGAGGTATTAAATTATTAATTGGATCAATAACATACTCTCCAGCTTTAGGAATATCTCCAGGAGTGACTATAAACGCGCTTGTATTACTTACAGTTGCAGCGGTCTTTACCCGTTTTAATCCCAGTACATAACCAGCATCAGTAGATGACGTCCTGTCTGTTTTTATACGCATCACATTAGACGGCATGTTTGTAGATAAAACACATGTCTGGTTTGCGCCAGATAGATCTCCACCTATAGGGAGCCTGCTTAATCTTAGTGTAGTTGAATTAGGGATTGCTACAACTGAGCAGTCTTCTGGAAAATACAGCCCAGACGCATCTATTTGAGCAATTCGATCTCCAACATTTGCTTGTGAAGAATCAGCTACTGTTATATTAATTCCATTGGCAGATTCTGCATACATACCCCCATAAGTAAGGGCTGGTAACGCCGCCCCTATGTAGTTGGCAATAGTAAATGTTGTATTAGTATTAGTAGTTACTACTCCGCGGGTATTGTACTGAGCGGGAGTGCAGTAATCAATTGTTATAGTGTCTCCTACAAATACCTGAGTAGCATTGGGAGATGTCACCGTATATGTAATAGTATTTGTAGTACTAGTTGCTGTTGAGATTGATCCGATACTTGCCCCAGTAAACGTCACCTTGGTATCATAATAAGGACTATTAATTTCATTATATGCAGGAGTAGTGTAGTAATCTGAGCGTGCAGTTATTACAGACTTTTCCTGACCGCCTGTATTGGTTGTTAACACTCTAGGTTGATCAGTAAACAAAGTAGCGTTGGATGTCTTTGCTCCAGTAGAAGCGTAGCTACCAGCCACGGTGTAGTCAGGGTACCAACCATCTAGAGACTCTAAAAATGAAGAACTATTGTAGTTAGGAAGTATGTTTTTTGGAACGCTTACGATTGACTCGTACCCAGTAAATGTGTTAACAAGGTTAGCTAAACCGCTTCCAGATCCGTTTGTCTTATAGCTTGTAACAATATTCTCTACATACTTTCTAAGTTGCTCAGTGCCAACTACTGCGTCTGGATCTCCACCTAATTGTTTAAACCATAGATCAAGCAGGTCTTCGTCTACGCGTCTAATGTCAGAAGAGCTAAACAAAGAAGATGTGTAGCTTCTGTAAACATCTAAGTGAAAAGCAAACAGGCTTAAGAACTGTTTTAGGTCGGTGTTATATGTTCCATCCGCTCCTTTAGTATAGAAGGCGGGAATGTGGCTCAACAGATTATTAAGCGTTCCTTTATCAATAATGACAGGGCAGGAAGCTTCTCCAATTTTTCGCCAGTAAGCTCCCGAAATTGATGCGGTATTGCAGTTTGCAAATATTGAATAGTAGTACCTATTTGGAGGATTTACTGCAGTAGACCCCTTTGCGTATGTAGTACCAACTACTCCATAACCTGGGTTAGAGTCGGCTGAAGTTGGCTTGCCGCTATTAGCTGTAGCTGTACTTGCGCCCGTGTCGTAGATATGGTACTTGTTATACACACCAAGTTCAGTTCTGTACGTGCGAGATCCAAAGTTGCTTCCAGATAATCTTATGACGTCATTTGTTTTGTAGCCAGATCCACCTGAAGCAATGGTTACTGAAGGAACTCCAGAGCCGTTAGTAGTAACATTGAAGACCGCGCCAGAGCCAGGAGTTGTAGGGGTTGTAGTAGTGCTTCTATTTACTGTATAAGAAGCAATATTTGTAAAAGTGCTGCTAGCAGTATACGTACTAGCAGGATATGCTGATAACGTTACTGAAGCAACAGCCCCAGTAGACGCAGTAATCCCACTGACTAGTAATACAATGGCATCTCTATTTTCAGTAAAAATAGTTTCGCCATCATCAGGGTTTACAGGAAAGCCGTAGGTGTTACGAACTACCACTAGCTTAGACCAGTTGATTGACTCATCAACTTCAGGCCAGCTAATGTGGTTAACTAAATAGTTAGACGGTCTAGCATCAACACTTACACTGTATAAACCATCAACCATTGACAATGGCTGAGCCATTAGCTTCCTCCTGTTACCGTTACGGTTACGTAGCTTGTTTCATATACAGGCACTTCGTTATACCCAAATATAAGATCTCTTTGTCCAGGAACAGTTCCAGCATTTCCATCAACGGTTATTGTTGTTCCTGACGGAATAGTCACGGCCGATGGAGTGGTTGACAAAGTAAATGCTGTGCTACTTGTTACTGAGTCAATTGTTGCTCCCGCTAATGTAGTTGGGGAAATAATTACAGCGCCTTTCCAGATGCCATTAGTAGAGCTTGCGCTAATACTTGTGCCTTGCGAGGTACTGCTGGTTACAGTAGCAGTTGTAATAGCAGTTTTAGTAAAAATTCCACTAGCTGCAGGAGATGCTGGAAGTTTTTCTAAGTCTGAAATTGTAACGTTGTATACGCCTGGAACTTTTAGACACGCAGCGTAAACGGCTCCTTCAGGGTATTGCTCAGCAAAGTCTGCTGTTGAATAATCAAACAATGTAGCAATTGCTTTTTGAGTTTCAGCTTTAACTACTTCAGCGTTGTACTGAGGATAGGCGGCGACAGATACGTTTAAATATGGGTAAGACGGAGTGTACGCAGCCGCGGTAACTGTTGTTCCTGGAGGGGTTCTTGTTGAAAAGAAAGTTACTAAGCTAGATAGGGTACTACTGCTAGGTATAGATGCATTAGACCCTGCTACAAATAATGAGACAGAACTAAAAGCACTGGCTAATGCTTTGGCTTTACTTATGCCAGACTGGGTAAGGGCAAGAGACTCATAGTCAGATAATGATACTGCGCGGTTTAATGTACGAAGTGATTTAGGTGCATTTAACCTGATAGAATCCGTAGTTTCTACGTCAGTTCCGCCAGAAAATCCAGCAGCATTTGTGATTGTTGCATTTATAGTCAGCCCCGTAGTATCAAAAGAGTTTATTGAACCTGCTGAAATGTTTCCAGAGGTTCCTGATGCTTCCGAGTAGATGTACGATACGGTTACTTGACCAGCAGGAATAATTCCTGACGTACCGTCACCAAATACAATATACGTATAACCATCACCGTCTGTAGTTACGTAGTAAATAAGATCGGTTGAGCCATAGTCAAGAATAGTAACGTTACTCACTCGAGAATATAAAACTCCATTTACACTAACGCTAATAAGATTGCTGCTTACAGATCCTGGCATAACTCCAGTATTTGCTAGTACAAATTTTTGGTTTGCCGTACCGTCTGAGGTTCCAATTGGTTCGCTAGTTACTGGAATGCCTTGAGTTACTGTAACTGAAGTAGTCGCTCCAACACCAGATGCAAGCGTGATTAGGCTATCTGTCACAAAAGTTACTGGGTTATTCCCTCCCGAGTAAACTTTTGTTCCTTTGGGAATAGATGGAGTACTAGCGTCTTTATTAGTAAACGTTACGGTTCCGCGTGCAGGAGATATCTCATTAGGGGTGTATCCCAGAAGAGCTGCTAGTTTTAATACACTATCTCTTTGAGTTGCCGTTGTAATAAAAGACTCGTTGGCTGCTCGATCAATCTGGTAGTTTAGTAGGTCACCTAGGTAAGAGAATAGCTCTAGCAGAACGATACCAAAATCGCTAGAGTCACGAGACGTCCAAGCTGGCGCAAAGTTAGGGATAAGCGCTAGAAGGTCATTCTTAATAGACTCATAGTCTTTAGACGTATAGTCGGCTTGCGGGATGTAATCTGTCATGAGGTCACCTTAATAATATCTCCAGACGGCGATAAAGATTCAGTATTAATTTTAACAGAATCTACGTCACTAGAAGGCAGCTTATACGTAATAGTTACTGATAAACTCCCAGTATTAGAGTCAAATCCAGTAATAACATTGAGTAAAGTTAGGGATGGGAGCCAGGATCCAAACATCTGTTCAATAGCGTATTTAGCGTCCTGCATAGCAACTTCGGATGTGTCAAACATCAAACTGTTTAAATTAGCCCCGTAGTCGTAGTACCAAACGCGCTCGTTTGTAGCAGTAGATAATAAGCTAATTATTCGGTTCTTCCATACTTTTGGATCAGTATCCAAGATAGAAGCTACCCTGCCATTACTAAACGAGAACGGTAGATCAATAGTAGTAGTGACTAACTGTTTTGATATTATAGACGCCATTAAAACGCTCCTAGCCATAGTGGGAAATTAGGGTCTCCGCCTTCAAACATTACCCAGCAACC